CGCCCATTGTCGGTTCAATCTCGATCCATCGGAATGCTATCCATTCTGACCGTGTTATCTCTGATAATCCTTTTTCCATCATTCTCCTTTCTATGATTCCTGTGTCATAACTTCAAAATCTTCCGCCCAATGCTTAACCGTTGACGTTCCTTCCGGAGTCATTATCTCGTCAACCATCGGCACAAGATTTTGCCATGCCATCAAAACAAGGGTATTGCTGGTGATCGTCATAGAGCATTCATCAAATAGGGCTATTAGGTCGTTATGCATAGTCGTGATCTCCGTCACCCCCTTCGATGTGCTGAACAGGGAAAATTGAATGAGAACGTCCTTGCCCTTCTTGGCAAAGACATTATCAGGATTACCATCGATAATTTGAAAGACCACATAGGGATAAATAATAGGCGGGTCATCGCCATACTCGTCAAAAAAGATACGTCCGCCTACGTCGGAGGAAAGGGCCGATCCGCTTGTTTTCCCGAAGATAGCTGTAAGGAGATTTTTCAAGCCGCCTCCTTGCGTCTCATTTCTATATTGCCTTTGAATATTTTGCTCATTACCTTTGTTCTCTCTTTGTTGAGGATATAATTTCCGTTTTCGTCAACAAGATGCTGTCGATAACGCCCCGTCTCATCGTTAGCCCAAATAACACGCGGTATCTTCTCCCCGGTATCCTTGTTGATAACAACTGTTTGATGCGCTTCGCGTACCATGGATTTTTGTCTCACGCTTAAGAACATCTAAGCCGCCTCCTTAACCATAATATCCAGCCACCGATGCGCCATGTTGGGATCCACAATGCTTACAATGTTGTAATATTTCCCGGCATGACTGATTCTCCAGCTTGATTTGATCGTATTGCGATATCTGATCCGTATCCTGTGGGTGATTGTCATCGTCTGCCCCATTGCCTGAATCTGCTCATTCGCGGAGATAGGCCAAATTGCGGCCCATATTGTAGCGGCATTAGCCCAGGTAACGGTAAACCCGCCTGCCCCATCAGATACCTTCGTCTGGTATTGCAAGATGATCGTCTTGTTCAAATCGGCTGGGCTTGTGTTGGGATTCATCTAAAATTCCTCCCATAACCTATGACTTGCCAGAAGGTTATCGATGATAGGCTTCAGCGTTTCCCGGCGGTCTCCATGGTAATAGGCATCCTCAGCGGCAAATTTTACAGCCCTCTTGATGTTCTTGGGGATTGAGGTCGCAGCAGTCCAGCCGCATGTAAATTCAATGGTAATAGGGTTTGATGGATAAAGGACAGCAGACGGCCATGATACCCCATAGGGTAGGACGATGCGTCCGCAACCTTCGCCATTTGTCTCGACAAGATAATCTGTCGTGACGGTCATGGTCGTTTCTGTGCCGTCGCTATCCTTATATTTGATGGACAGGTCAGTGCTTTGCAGATTACCGAATGGGAGCTTGAAAAAGTCCTCAGAGGGAAACTTATCGAGATAGTAATACCAGGTCTGAGTCAAGAGAGCTCGCCGAGTGATCTTTTCAACCTCACACCTTCCGTCTGTGATAAGGTCGGTCAGATCGTCGTCTTCGGCGGTTGTAGCAGCATTGACAATCACATCGGCCCCGAACTCACAGGCGGCCACAAGCACTTTTGCGATGACGCGAATGTATCGCTTCACGCCGGTATAGGCTTTCTCCTGAATAGCATCGTCATTCGCTGCATTGACAAGGGTAAAACCTCCGCTGGTTACGTCGGTATAGGTCACATTATCATCTGATTCCTGTATTTTCGCCTCAACCGTCCCACCGCTCCCCACGGTCCCGGCATTGAGATTGACAATGGCCTGTTTTCCGAGAACATCAATCCCCGTACCGACATGGGTAGCCCAGTTATCGGCAAAGGTATGCGATCCGGGAAGGATGGATTGATAAGTTGTCACGTTGCCGGAGAAGGTCTCAGAATCAAGCCGCAGGTGTTCTTTCAACTCTGCGAGTGTGATAGGTTCTAAGGTCGGCGCCGTTTTAAGCTGTACGTTCATTATTCAGTGTACCCCTGTATGAAAAACATGATTGCTCCGGTATCAGTGGCATCGACAGCAAGCAGTTTATTGCTTGTAAGTTTTAATGGAGGATAGAAGTCAAACTGTAGTACTCCGCCGGCTGCAAGATTGGCGGGTCCTATAAGTACGGTATCGACCGATCCTGGTGTAGTCTCTCCCTCGCCAATAGTCACCGTGTTGGGTGATGTGGCATTGATGGTTATATGCTTTAAATAGATTGACTTACCGGACCCTGGGGCCGCTATCAATACCTCGCACGGCGATGCGTCGGTAGTTTTGGCATTGACAATGAAGGCACCGCTATTAGATCCGGAAGGGAAATAGTCTATTGCCGGTGTCGTTATGGTTGTCCCCGCCCATATCCCCGTAGAGATCAACAATGCCATGAAGATTATCAATCCTATAAATATTCTTTTCATTTTGTGTTCCTCCGTATTTGCGCTAAATATCCGCCCTGGATATAAGCCATTGCGAATACCATCAGAAAGGCGAACCTTCCTATCTGAAAGGTAAAAAATGCGTTTGCGGTCCACAATAGACAGACAGCGGCAAGCCCCATAATGGTTTCCTTTTTATGAGTCCTAATAAATGAGATCGAGTGAGATATGGCAATCCACAGCAGGCCGAGAATGCCTATAATGCCTGTATCAACCGTCCATTGCAGATAGTCATTGTGCAGGCGGATCCACATCCTATCGTCGGTCTTATGTCTCTCAGGGTTAGCAAGATAGATACGCTTGAAATCCTCATGATAGATAACCCTTTTATACGCCCATGCGAGATATTGAGGAGCCTGTTTATTCCCATTAAGATAGAGAGGGATTACGAACTGTCCCTGGTTCACGCCCCAGCCGAATAGGGGTTTTTCATATCAATTCTGAGGCCTTCTTGAATGCACTTGCCCTTGCCTCGATGCCCCCGCCATGCACGTATTTGATATACGCCCCCGCTGATAGGATCATGAAGCATGATATAGCCAGCACAAGCGTTTTTCTCTCTAACTTATACCGGACATTAAGCACTATGCCGTATATGGCCAGCACGATGATAGCGCCGACCATGCCGTTAAGCGTCTTTGCCATAACAAGTCCTACAAGTATGGGGATTATTCCAAGGTTCCACCATTTACGGAAAAAGAAGGGGAGGCAACAGGCAAGAAAGACCGATACTTCATTCCTATTGGCAAAGAAGCCCGTTTCAAGCGTTAGACCTTCTTTTGGTTTGAAGAATAGATATATCCCATTCACCTGGAGAATGATCCATAGGACATTGAGCAAAGCAAAAATACAGAGGAGATTAAATATCAATGTCTTGTGCTTCGCTATCGCCTCATAATTCAAGGCAACCGCCTGGTAAAGATAGGCAAACACAATGAGAAATAGGAGAAATCTGTATCCCTCGGGAGTGAACGTGCAAAGTGCATAGATAACCGTAAAGGCAAGGACCGCTCCCACGGCCTTATTGACTTTATAGAAAATGGTCCATGCGATATACAGAGCAATTCCTATGAGCGGGAAAAGCATTTCCTGTTCCCGGAGATCGATAACTTTAGACGGGAGCCAGAAAATACAACCCGCTATAAAAAGAATAATCAGGGAAAGGGAGTCTCCCCCCCTCCCCATGATCTTCTTAATTGCTTGCTGTGTAGAAGAATTCAACACCCTTCACCTCAAGATCGCCTGTTGCACCAAAAGCAGCATCGTCGTCACGCCATATTCGTATAGTCACCCAATCCCCTGCCGCAAGAGATACAAAATCTGTCCCAGGAGTTAATGTGATGACGCTCGGGGTTGATGTAGTGCCTGCCAGCGCAACTGGAGTCTGATTCGATGCAGATGAAGCCGCAGCCCTCCCGTTTCTGTTCACGTAAACGTCAAAATCTACACGGTTAGGCGTGGTACTCACCGATTCAGAACACACAAGTCTAAATGCACCGCCACTTGAATAGTCAGAAGGAACCCTGAACGTGACTAAAACAGGGGATGCTTCTCCGTCCGCCCATACAATCCCGGGGAGAACGTCATCTATTTCAAGGCCTGGGAGTCCGGTTGTCGTAACAACAACTGGTGATGCGTCATAGGCATTTACAAAAGATGTCAATGACAGCATGAAGGAGCGTTCTCTGGCGTGGGTAAATGTACCGCCTGATTCAACCTCAAGTGCAGATCCCGATGGATATGTTACTTTTCTATTCCCGGCTTCGATGCTGAATATCTCATTCCCCGCATAATCGTAGAAAACAAGATCGCCATCGACGCCCTTACTTGTCACATTGTTAAGTTCTGCCGCCTGCCCTACATACGGCACGATGAACAGTGCTATAAGAGCGGCGATCAAAAACAGCTTTTTCATAGTGGAACCTCCTTTAAGGAAGGGGGCATATTTCAGCCCCCCGCACATTATTAATCGTAAAGCACTGTTTCCGGTATCTCCGATCCGTAACGCGGTTTGCTGAATATCGCATCGATGGAAAGATGCGTAACCGTGTCGCAATCGGCAATCTCTACCTGGATGCAGTCGTATCCATCACCGAGGTCTGCTGCGTCAATGGGGATAATATACTGTCTGCTTGCAACGGCTTCGAGATTGAAGGTGTTACTCGTTGCCACCCGGGGGACCATGATATCCTCGTTAAACTGGATTCCATTCGCAACAACGGTTTTCCCGCCTGAAAGTGTGACAGTCTCACCCGTTACAAAGGTGTCCCCGTCCCAACTGTGCATTATGAGTTCACTGCCGGTGTCCTTGTAGAGTGTTGCTGCGGCCCCGCCTGCTCCTGCAACGGTTTCATCTTTTTCAGCCGGTGTATCTGTTGAAGGGGTTGTATATTTCAGCCTGATACCTGAACTGTAAAACTTTGTGAAAGCACAATCTGTTGAAGCTGCCGCTACTGCCGAACTTTTATCAAGTGTCACGGCGGCTGCCTTGCCTATCGGGCCGACGTTGATGCAGAGATCGACATGGCCGTAGTTTTTCATACTGGCAATATCAGACGAGACGGTGCTTGTCTGATCGATTGTCGGGAAAAGCAATGGAACCTTTACATAATCAAGATTTATTAACATAGTAATTTACCTCCTTATCCTTTTTATGCTCTCACTGCGAGGACTACCACAGGAGATACCGTGTTTGACCCCTTGAATGGAGTTATTGCCGATTTCCACCTGGGCTGTCCGTCGAAGTAATAGGTGAACCTGAAAA